ACAAGGTCTCACGCTGGAGGATGCGTATCCCATGCCCATACGGTACCTTTTTCATAGGCTTGTGAGGGTCTAGCCCATGCTGGCTCATCAGTTGATTCCACTTCCCCTTCCACTCCATGTAGCTAGAGAACGCTGGCGTGCCGGGCTCGAATGCAGGCAATTCAGGCGGTGGGCCAAGCACAAGCAGAGCTATCTCAAAGAACTTCTCGTTTCGCATTGCTCCCTCCACCACTTGCGGTAGTTGCTCAGCAGGTTCGTCCACTCCACATCAGTATGGTGCCGCTTCCCATTCCTCACAGATGGCAGCATGCCGTACTCCATCGCCATCAACTTGAAGTTAACTTTCCACTCTATGGAGTCCTGCAACTCGCGTATCTCGTGCTTGAGATACAGAGCCTGCTCAGCCACGGTCTCGGGCGCCTTCATGCCACCGTGCCCATGTGTATGCACAGGAGGCGGTGCCCCGAGCCGCAGCAATACGACCGAGAAGAACTCATCGCCAGTCACTCCGCCCTCCGCACATTCGCTACGATCACTCGGCACCCTGCCGACTCACGGTCGAGCACGTCACTCATATCACGTGCACAGTCATGCGCGGTGACTATGGCTGAGTCCAGATTGTCCCCCGAAACCGTGTAGTCCACGGCGAAGCTGGCCCGGTACGTCCCCTGCCTGCTGACTACTCTGGCCACAGACGTTACGAACACGTGCGCCTCAATCATGGTGCTGAAGCGTTCGGCAAGCTCGCGGGCGAACTGGTGCGCGGTGTGATCGTCGCCAGTGTAGATCGTGTCATGGAAGTGACCACGCACTTTCCATGTCTCGAGCAATGGCTCAGGGTGGAATCCCGGCGGCGCCCCGCAGATCGCGTCTGCCTTGCCAAGCCCCGGCTCAGGTGGGATGACCGTGGAGTTACAGTCACTGTAATCCTCCTTCGGGTAGTCACTGAGCAGCGGGCGAATGTCCAGCCGCTCGCGGCAGGCATCTGCCATCAGGCGGTGGGTCGCTTCGACTGAATCCTCCCTCGACTCGCGCTGCATTCCGAGCAGAGCTATGCCAAGGTCATCCATCTTTTCGCCGATGCGTTCCTCGGTGGTCTGCTGCCGGCGTGCCTTGGTCTCGGGGTAGACTGTCTCGTAACACACGTCACAGATGTAGGAGAAGTCAGCCTTCTCGTGCTGGCAGGCTCCCGTGACTCCGAGCTCACGTTCCTTCTGGACTAGAGAACGAATGATTGAAAGATGATGGTCGATGAGTGCGTCATGGGCAGCGATGATTTGCTGGTTGCGCGGGTCATCGTCGGGGTGTTGGGTCGGGTTGTCTGTGAACTTGATGGACATTTGAATCACCTGTTTCGTGGTAGTTTAACACACATAGTATAGGCCAGTGAAGGTAAACGTAGACATTTGGCCTTGGAAATGTCTACGAGCCCGCGAGGAAAACCTTCGCAGAATCAAAGAGATATTGGAAATGTCTAAATGTCTACGGTTTGGGAGAACATACGACTTATAAGTGCTTAAGTGATCGTAAGCACATAAACCAAAATTGCCTCTAGGATGTATGATTATTCTTATAGATATTTAGACATTTAGACATTTACAACAAACTAACTGTGCCATCAATAACTTAGCCTCGGGGGAAATGTCTAAGTTTGGAAAACGCCCGTAGACATTTAGACATTTGCCCTTGCCAGCCTTACGCCCCCCTATACGCGCTGTCGTTATCATCATTTTCTTGCTCCATCGCCCGAACACTTCCAATCATCTGGCTGAAAGTTACAGTCACTGTAACCCGTAGGCACTTGGGCACACACATAGCAAAATCCCGGGCATGCTGCTCGCAGAGACAAAAAAATGGGAGCCCCGAAGGGCTCCCGATAGGTGTCAGTCAAACTTCTTCAGCATCGCAGCCACGTCGTCGTGGAAACCCTTCGGCATCCAATTGCTGCGGAGTTCGCTCAGTTTCTTGAGCATGTCTACCGCCGACTTGCGCTGTTCGGCCTTAGTCGCATTCTTTTTCTTGGTACCCGATGCGTCCGCTTCATCGACCATGGCAGTTACAGTGGCTGTAACTTCGTCGGCCTTCAGCGTGGGCTGAATGTCCTCGCCCCACTTGTTACCGTCCTTGCGTGCTTTGGACAGACGACGCGCCAGCACAACAATAGCATCGTGCTTTATCTCGTCGGTGTTGTGCGCAGACTTGAATGCGTCAGCCGCCGCGGGCAATTCGCGGTAAGCCCGCAAGACTTTCCGCAGTTCAGACTGGCGCGGTTTCGGGTTGCGACCGTTCGCGGCCCATCCCCTTGCAGCCGTGACCGACTCGACGATGCTTTCGGCCTGCTCTTTGTCGAAAGCCCGTCCGGCCATCTCCTCAATCCAGACCCGAATGGCCGCGAGCAAGAAAGAGCCCGTGTTGCCCACGGCACTGTATGCTTCGATCGCCGCGTTCCGGATGCGGCCCATGTCCGCAGACTTGTCAGCATTTGCTTTCTTCGCCATGACTTCCTCCATTGTGTGTGTCACTGGTCACCTATCGGATGTTAGGAACGAAAAAAGTTACAGCCGCTGTAACTCAGGCACCCGGGGGTAGGGGGGTATCGGGCCAAGGGGGTGGGGCCTATGTCACATAGATTAGGGGGTTCACACATGAGAATTGACTTTTTCAAAACCACCCACTATAGTCACATCAGCACCAAACCACGGAGGCCCCAAGTGCCCAAACAACTCAAGCAAGACCAGAACGAATATGACCTCTACCGGAAGGCCATCACCAGCTTCTTCGCCACCCTTATCCTCGGCATATGCCTTGGCATGTTGTACGCCATAGTCTTGGGTGCCCTGTTCGGAGTATTCTGATGAAACGGCAAAACATCGCCTACCTTGCGTACTGGCTCGGCGTCGTCGCCGGCGCTACCTTCGTCTACATCCTCTCGAGTGCGTACACATGCCCCGTATGAACAAAAACACCCTCGTACCAATCTCCGTCGCTGTCTTCGTGATCGCGTGCGCGCTGTTCCTCCTCTGCCGCTTCTGGGGGTTCTACCTGACATGAAAAACGAATCCGGTATCGACTACCGCATCTACTCTCAGGAAGTGAAGGCATTCCTACTCCTCATGTGTGGGACACCGCCCGACCCGGAGGTAGAGATCGAGAACGTCGATGGTCGCGTACAGCTTGTCACGCAGAACCACGAGTTCACCGCTTACATCAACAAGGCACGGGGGCTCCTGAAGATGCGCATACCCCTGTCCCAGTACGAAGGTCAGAACCAACGCGCCAAAAAACGCATCCGCGACATCCGTGCCGTCACCAAGGCATTCAAGGCCGACTTGCTTCAGTCCTACTGGGAAGACAAGCTGGCGAAGGACAAAAACGCCCAAGCACTGGATGAGTCCACTCCAGCGCGGCCCCGCTACAACCCCCTCAAGCTCTCCATCAGCTACTGGTTTGAACGCGAGAGAGCGAAGGCAATACAGCGACGTAAGGAGATAATCGATGGGAACCGATCTACAGAGTCACGAGGTTGAGCTCGACCAAGACGCATCAATTGCGACTATGCTCGAAGATTACGCTACCATTGCACGTGACGAGTTGCCTGCGGGCCTTGGCCCCATCCTCGACAAGGCAATCGACCACATGCGGAGGGAGCAGATGAACAACGAAGTGGAGGCATACCCGGGCGAGCTGGCTGAATTGAGGAGCAGGGTGCGCGACTTCGAGGCCGCGGAGAAGAAACTCGGCAAGGCCGTTGTGATGTGCATGGAGTACTTCGATGCCGAGCAGCTTGGGGGGCGTATCAAGCACGACCCTGCCGAGGTGCTGGACCTCCTCGAGGATGGGTCGATAGGTTCATGGCTCGCAGGGCTTCAGAAGCGGAATTTGGTTCGGTTCCGGCGCTTCCCGGTGCGAAAATGAGTGCGTCCGTTGTGAGGCGGAGGTCCACAGCCCGAGGCTGAAAGACGCCCTCGTGGAGATGGTGGACAGACTGGTAGCGTATCAGGCGTTGATGGACTAGAATTCCCCCACAGGAGTGAGAAATGGCCAGACCAACTATTGACGGCGAGCGGGTCCACGTGATCCTGACACGCCCCCAGATCAAGAAACTCAGGGCGTACTCGCGCAAAACGGGCCTGCCCATGAGCGAATTGATGCGTAGAGCTGCCGACATGTATATCGGCGGGATCGAGAAGCAAGCCCGTCGGGCGAAGGAGGAGTGATGAGCAACCGAGTGATTACCGAGCTGCCGACCGTCTGTGACGACATCGACGTGTCGGGCTCTGACTGGGAGTCCCCCGATGGGGACGCCTACGCCGTCTATGTAGGTACCGCCGGCGATGTGGTCGTTCGGCCCGCAGGGTCTGACAGCGATGTGACGTTCACCGTCGCGGCGAACGAGACCATCCTGCCGTGTCTCGTCACGGCTGTGCGCACGGCCTCTACGACTGCATCGGGGATTAAGGTCCTGCGATGAGGCTCGGCCTTGGCATAGACCTCCCCGCACGAGGCACTCCATTTCCGGGGTATGGACCCCCCGGTAGTGCCGGCGGTGGCGGCGGTGGCGCCGGGCTTGACATCTCCACGTTCACCGATCGTGGGATCAGTTGGGAGCCGGTTAGTGGGATCAACTCCCTTACATGGAAGGATGACGGCACGAGGCTTTATTTCAACGAGTCAGGGGAGGACCGTCGAGGACAGAGTGCGGTATTTGCTTCTGCATATACCCCGGCAGGGTTTGCACAAGTTTATGAGACCCAATTTGCTGAGACCTTTAACCGGGTTGATAAGCTGGACCCCACTGGCGTGCATTTCCTTTATTACGGCGGTCTTGACAAGCGGATAAGGCATTACACGTGCCTAACCGCGTGGGATCTTAGCTTAATTTCGGAGCAAGAAAATAACCTGTTGGGGGTACAGACTACTTTCACCCTGTCAAAGACGGTATTTAGTGGCGGGATGATGTATGGCGACAGCGGTAATCGACTTTACTACCTTGTCGCTACCAATGGCATTTTGCACGAAATCGACTTGTCCGCCGACCCATATAACGTCCTCGAAGTCTCCGATGCCAATATCCTTGCTAGTGTAAACCTCCGTACAGAGGTCTTTGCTTTGGCTACTGGTAATTTCTATGGTATTGACATCTCGACTGACGGCACAAAATTACTTGGGTACGATTCTGGTAGTGATTACATCTACCAAGGCACCCTAGAGACCCCGTGGGATATTACGACTCTAGTGGATGATGAAATACGCCTAAATATCGGCCCCGCCGCTAGTGGGTTTGCCCTTAGCCAAGACTTAAAGCATATAGCCATGCGTGTAGGCACTGGAGTCCGTGTTTATAGCGCACCGGGATGGGACGCATGAGCAGGATTGGACTTGGCATAGACCTCCCCGCACGAGGCACTCCATTTCCGGGGTATGGACCCCCCGGTAGTGCCGGCGGTGGCGGCGGTGGCGGGGCTGCGTCATTCTCTCTCGAAACCGCAGCGTTCGTAGCATCCTACCCCCTTGCTTCATTGATTAATGGGCAGGAGATCAATGTCTCGTCTGACGGGATGCATGTTTACGTTTTGGATGCCGTAACGGATGGTATAAGGCAGTACGACCTATCGACTGCTTTTGATTTTTCCACAATGTCGGCTAACGGGGCGACGGACTTCATTCCTACCGAAACTAACGCATACCACTTTCACATAAGTAGTGATGGCGTCTATGTTTACATAGGTGGGATCGCGGGCGATACAATCTTTCAGTACGAATTGACCACGCCATGGGACATAAATGGCGGGCATACTTTGGTTGGATCACTGGACTACGCAGCCCTTGCTGATGCAGAGCCGTCTGTCGGATTGGGGACCGGCAACATGGACATCAGTAATGATGGGAAGCACGTGATCTTCTCAGATAGCCCGGAAATAGTGTCTTACTACACACTCGGCACTGCATGGGACATAGGAACCGTCACAGATGCTACCTATGTTGGTGCGCTCAATACCACTACAGTTATTGGGTTTAGCATCTCTCTGGAAGACATCAAGTACAATGAAGACGGCACCAAGGTGTTTGCACTTAGCAGCAGCAATGTTGTCTATGAACTAGACTTATCAACTCCCTATGACGTAACCACTGCCACATACAGCGGGTTTTCGCTAGACATGTCCAGCCAAGACGCCGACATCGACGCAATCGATGTTCTGGATGGCGGCAATGGTATTGTATCTACCGGCAGCAATGACGACGACCTGAACCTATACCAAGAGGCGTGATATGAAATTCAAAAAGGCCGCGACCTACATCGTCATCCTGTTCGTGCTGCTGTTCGCTGTGGCGCACTGCGTGGAGGCTGCTGACTTCTCTGCCGGCTCTGCAACTGACAGCTACACGGAGTACGATGGAGAAGCTGTGTTCTATTCTGACCGGCTGGCGCTGACGAACTGGCACGCAGGCTTCGGGTGGGTGAACGAACGGGAGTACGATGGACGATTTGTCGATCAGAACGGAATGGCTTTCATCGAGCGACGAGTCGGGCTATCCCGATGTGAGCTTGGCCTTGGACTGGCTTATCTCCACCGTACCGACTACATCCAAGGATCGAACTTCAATTATACTCTTTCCGCAGCCTGCCGAGTGCTGGGGCCTGTCTGGCTCGGCGCAAGGCATTTTTCTAATGCAGGGACAGCCGACCCTAATCGTGGCTACGACTTCCTGCTCCTGACTTGGAGGTTCTGATGGGACCACTGACCCCCCTCGAATTCTGGTGCGCCGTGTATATCGGCGCCACTGCCATTCCGACGCTGGTCGGCCTACTCACGATCTTTCATTGGGTGAAGCCCAAGCCGGGTATTGACCAGTCGAACGTCATCAACCGCATTCGCCTGTGGTGGCTCGCCCTGACCCGCCCCGGCAAGTTCGCCGAGTTCTTCCCTTGGCTGCTCGAAGACGAGTGGGACAACATCAATGACTGACCGGGTTGTTTACTCGGGGGTCGTCATGGTCCCCCAGAAGGTCCGTGTGACTGCGAAGAACAGGAAGGACGCCAGACTGTCGGTGGAAGACGCTTTCGCCAAGAAGACGATCACTATCGTCGAGAAGGATGGAGAGCAGACAGTGTACCCGGCGAAACTGCTCGAGCTCCGCGACACGGGCTTGCGCGAGAAACACGAAGAGCCTGAGCCATGGACCCCTCCCGAGATCGCATAAAAAAGGCCCCTGCGAGAGGGGCCAATGCGACCGAGGAAACGACGGTCTGAGGTGCAGGGGCAGTATAACTCCTGAGACATATTTCGCAACCGGGTTTATAACATGATTGCTATTGGAGTCGGTCTTCCCAAGACGGGAACCTCCAGCCTCGCCAAGGCGCTTTCCAGTGCCGGCGTCAACGCCTTCCACCAGCGGTTCCGCAAAGACTACCCGCATGTCGGCGAGCTCATGTATCAGGCATGGAAGGAAGAGCTCCCCATCGATGAGTACACTGTCGGCATGGTGGAGGCTGTCACACAACTGGACACGTTGCGCGATGGGAAGAGCATCTGGCCACAGCTCGATTACGAGTTTCTCTGCGCATGTGTGAAGCAGTTCCCCAACATCGTACCGATTCTGCACACACGTGACCCGAAAAAGACGCTGAACTCGATCAAGCGATGGAAGGACCTCCGTACACGCATTGAGAGGGCGCCCGGACTGCATGCCGGCTGCACTGACTCGATGGTGATCGACTGGATTGAGAACCACTACAAGAACGTGAGCCGAATCTTCAGCCACAGCCCTCGATATGTCCGATTTGATGTAGAGGACGACCCGATCGACATCAAGGACAAGCTCAGCAAGGCACTGGGGCGCAAGGTCACATGGTGGGGAGTGGAAAATGCGAATCCTCGATGAGGAAGAGACCCTCGACGCGGTTTTGCAGGGTGGGTCAATCACCCGCTTCGGCGATGGTGAGTTCAAGATCGCCCACGGTGCCAAGATCAAATCGCAGGAGGCTGATCCAGAGCTTGCGAAGCGCCTACGGTGGATTCTGCGGCGGGAAGGCCCGTGGATCACTGCAATCCCCCGGGTGATCCCTGATACGCCCAAAGGCGACTACTGGAAGGACTTCATGTCCCGCCCGTGGGTGAAGAGGTACCTCGGCAGCTACCAGTACGGCTCAGCCCTCATCACCCGCCCTGACTCCGCACCCCATATCATGCGACCCGAGTACTTCAAGAAGGTCACGCAGATATGGCAGGGACGTAGGGTCTGTCTCATTTGGGGCGGCTCTACCAAATCGCTCATGCCGTGGATGCTGCGAGACGCTGAGCATCTGGACATCATCACTGCCCCGGGGCGCCATGCGTGGGCTGACCATAAGCGCATCCTCGCCCAAGTCGAGGCACTACCGAAGAAGCCCGACGTGTGCATCCTCACACTGGGGCCGACAGCGACTGCACTGGTCCCCGACATCCACAATATGGGGATACAGGCGGTTGATCTTGGACACATTGGCATGTGGTTGAGGAGAGTCATGAAAGAGAGGAAAGGGTTCAATGCAAGGCACGGATACTTCTGGCCGCGTGGAGCTGAGGAATACGGGAAGCGCTACATCGACCGAGCGCCCGACATGGACACAGCTATCTCCCTATGTCGTGATACGAGGTCGGCCATCCAAGCGGGGGGTCACGTTGGCGTGTGGCCCAAGTACCTCGCCGAGAGGTTCAGCCGGGTCTACACGTTCGAGCCCGAGATGCTGAATTTCCAAGCACTCAACATGAACTGCACCGAGCAGAACATTTATCGGCTTCAGGCTGCACTCGGCTTCGAGCGCACGCCCGTAAAGATCGTCGTCCACCCTGCCAATATCGGCGGGAACCATGTTAGCGGTGTGGGGCGAGTTCCTTGTCTGCGGATCGATGATCTGGCGCTGCGCGATGTGGACCTAATTGTGCTGGATGTGGAGGGATCGGAACTCGCCGCGATTTACGGCGCAGTAGATACGATTAAGCTCTGCAAGCCGGTGATTCACATGGAGGCCCGTGGCCACATCGAGAAATACAACCGGGGCACTACCGAAGAACTACACTCTGTATTGAGGACGCTGGGATACGAAAAGCATGGCGACATCCACAAAGACGAAGTATGGACCAATCCCAACCCACCTGAAGACGCCGATCAAGAAGACGATTGAAGGGAACCAAGAGGCGCTGTCCTATATCCGTGGGGCGGCGCAGGTTTACCGAGGAACCAAGACTGGCGACATACTGATGAAGGTGATTCAGAAATGTACGACCTCAACCTGATCTACCCCTACTACAAAAACCCGATGATGCTGCTCGAGCAGTGTCGCCGATGGGTGCTGTGGCCGCAGGAGCTGAAGCGTAGAGTGCGGATCGTGATCGTTGACGACGGCACGCCCGATGACCAGTGTGTGAACACGATCATGGAGCACCAAGAGCACCTACCCGACGTGAAGGTCTACAAGGTCCTGAAGAATATCCCATGGAACCAGAACGGTGCCCGGAACCTTGCGATGGAAGCCGTCGATGGGTGGTGCCTGATTACCGACATGGATCATGTCCTGCTGTGGCCGATGGCGGGCCGGATCATCACCATGGATAAGAACAAGGACTTTGTGTACCGCCCTGCACGGCGGCAAGTCCGTGATATGGGGGATCGGAACTACAAGCGCCACCCCAATTCGTGGATTATGACCGCGGATCGCTATTGGTACGCCGGCGGCATGGACGAGGACTTTTGCGGCTGGTACGGTAGCGACTCGACCTTCCGGAAGGCGATCGAGCTCAATGGCCCCATCAAGGAAATCGAGGAGTACCTTGTCGTCTACGACGAAGAGGACATCGATGACGCCAACACGCGAGACCTCGGGCGCAAGCACACAGAGTACTACTCGGTGAATAACCCGAAGTTGCAGGCCAAGCGCCGGTCACCCGGCTACAAGGCCGAGAACCCAATCCGATTCCCATGGAGGAGAGTGCTGTGAGTCTGTGGAGGATTTGCCCACGGGCGAAAGAGCAGTCAGCCGTCATCACGCAAGCTGGAGGAGCGAGGTTCCCCAACTGGCTTGCGCTCTACTTTCGTCACGTAGTCGCTGCTGAATCCCGTCCGGATGAATGGGAGGACCTCGACCACAACAAAGCGACAGCAGACATTGAAACTCATCCAGCCCGTTTCGGTCGTAGTCAGGGCAAGGTCAGCGGAATCCCTACGCTACTCATCGATAACCTCCGCCTGCCTGATTGCGGGCTTATCGTTTTCAATGACGAGGAGATGGCACCCTTCGCTTTCTACGGGGCCATCGCCACCCTGAACAACGCCAAGCCGGTTATTGCGTTGAACAAACACAGTTCGCTTCAGAGCGCAATTCACCGGTATGGATACCGGCGGCGCCAGCAGATTCAGGGGTTTATTTTTTACACATTGGAGGCGACTCATGCTTAGGGTAGTCTGCTGGCTTTGGGAACCGAGACCCGGCTACCGGAGCAAGTTCAATGCAGGACATGTGGAAATCCTTTACAACATGGTTGAGCGGAATTACCGCAAACCCTTTGAGATGGTCTGCATCACTGATCGACCTAGCGATATTGACTCTCGCATTCGGAGTATTCCTCTCTGGGATACGTTTGCTGACCTTGTTTCTCCTCATGGTGAACGTCAGCCTGCGTGCTATCGCCGGCTCCGTGCATTCTCGCCTGAAATGTCGGAAGTCATCGGACCAAGATTCGTCTCCATAGACCTCGATACAGTAATCGTCGGAGACATCACTGACATCTGGTCCCGGGACGAAGAGTTCATCATCTGGGGTAGCCAGCTTCGCAACACACCGTACAATGGCTCCATGTGGATGATGGACGCCGGCGCGAGGAAGCAGGTATATGAGCAGTTTCACCCTAAAATTAGCCCTTCGCTTGCCAAGCGTGCCGGGCACCAAGGCTCGGATCAGGCATGGTTCACGTATATACTCGGACCCAACGAGGCGATGTGGACGCCTGATGATGGAGTTCTTGCGTGGCGGACGGACCTGAAGCGCAGGAACTTCGAGCTCCCCGACCATGCCAAGATCGTCTTCTTCCAAGGCCATACGGACCCGTGGGACAAGGAGGCTCAGGTCCGTGAGTGGGTAAGAGAGAACTACAGATGAAAAGTGGCGATGCGAACCCGAATGCGGTCAACTACGTAACACCCCCGACAGTGGGGGATTTTATGTTGGATGAGAGCTTCGTCCGGCTCATCATGGGGCCTGTCGGTTCAGGTAAATCGGCTGGTTGCTTTATGGAGCTCTTGCGACGAGCAAAGATGCAGGAGCCGAACGCCCAAGGCATCCGCCAGACCCGCTTCGCCATAGTGCGTAACACGCTTCAGCAGCTCCGTCAGACCTGCCTCGCGGATATTCAGCAGTGGCTCCAGCCCATCACCCAGTACAAGACTACGGACGCCACCATACGTGTCAGGATGCCTCTCGAGGACGGCACCCGGGTGGAGTCAGACTGGATGCTGATCCCCCTCGACTCGAAAGAGGACCAGCAGCGCCTCCTGTCGCTCAACCTCACAGGTGCGTGGGTGTCAGAGTTCCGAGAGGTTAAACTGTCGCTGATCGATGCCATCGCAGGCCGTCTTGGCCGTTTTCCAGCAAAGGCTGTTGCACCTGTGACGTGGTTCGGGATCGTGGCCGAGTCCAACCCGCCTGACGAGGATTCTGAATGGTGGATGAAGATGGAGGAAGACCTCCCCGATAGTTGGGCTCTCTTCAAGCAGCCCGGAGGACTAGACCCTGATGCAGAGAACATCGAGAACCTTCCACCGAATTACTACGAGAACCTCGCGGCCACTAACAATTCTGATTGGGTCGATATTCACGTTCATGCCAAGTACGGAAAATCCCTCGGTGGTCAAGCTGTTTTCCGTGCCTCATTCAAACCCGATTTTCATCTCGACAAGCGGGCGAACTGGGAACCGATCGAAGGGCTCCCGATAATGATCGCTCAGGACTTTGGGCGGACACCTGCGGCCCTCATATCGCAGATGGACACCCGGGGCCGGCTGATCGTGTTTGACGAGGTGTGTGCAGTGGACTGCGGTATTGAGCAGTTTGCCAAGGAGTACCTGCGTCCGCTGATCTACCAGAAGTACTCTGGCCGGAACATCTTTATGGTGGGCGACCCGGCTGGCCGGTACAAAGGGCAGGTTGGGGAGGAGTCCCCGTTCGAGTGTCTGGAGCGGCTGGGCTTCCTCATTATGCCTGCCGCGACCAACGACCTTGACCCACGCCTGAGAGCGGTCGAGACCCTTCTGCTCCAGCAGCGTGACGGCAAGCCGGCGCTGGTGATCTGTCAGGACACGTGCCCAACCTTGTCACTGGCGATGAAGTCGAAGTACCGCTACAAGCGGAAGCAGAACGACGAGCTGGACGACAAGCCTGAGAAGAGCCACCCGTGGTCAGACGTGGCAGACTGCCTTCAGTACCTATGCCTGTCGGCGAACACCAACATGGTTGGGAAGGTCATGCGGAAGATCAACCCGCCTGAGCGCCGGCAACCGCCGCCGGTGGCGAGCTGGACCTAAGCCGTCTCGCCTTCGATCGCTTCAGGACGTGCCCGGACCTCACCGTCCCGGGTGTTGATGCTGATGTTGACGGCGAAACCGCCCCCACCCGGGCCACCCTCTGCGCCATTCTTGTTCCGGCCTGCATTTGCAGCCATCTGCTTGATCGCGTCCAGCCGGGCGGCTGTGGCCATGTCTTTCGAGTGAGCGATCTCATCCAGCACCGGTAGGGCGTCTTCCAGCATAAGCTCGGATTTCAGGGTGATCCGGTGGCTGGCGTTCAGGTCCCCCGACAGCTTCTCGATGGACTGCTTCAACATCTTCTTGAAGAACGGGGACTTTTTCATCCGTTCCCACTGATCTTCTGTCAGGTTGTACTTACGCAGGATTTCGTCCTGAGTCGTCAGCCCCGCTGCCAGCTCCACACATATCGTGGGAGATAGCTGCATGAAATCTACGGAGTCATCGAGGGTGGCGATTTCGTTTTCCATGGTCTATCATCTGTCAGAGAGTTGACACGACACACATCTTACAAGGAAAATCCGCTGCATGGCTAGTGCACTTCCTATCCCCACCAACACCGGGACAATGCTCCGTGTGGTATCGAACCAGCAGATGGTCGATGCTGAGAAGTCTGCGGAGAAGTCTCGAGCTGAAGAAGAGCGTGACGACGCCCCTGAATCGCAACTAGCCGCCCACATTCGGGCACGCATGACAGACATGCGGAACTTCCGGAACGCAGAGGGCATCTCCGAGAGGCTTCTCAACGCTCTGAGGACGTACAAGGGAGAGTATTCCCCGGACCTCGTTGCACAGATCAAGCAGTTCGGCGGCTCCGAAGTCTACGCACGTGTCACCTCAACGAAGTGCCGAGCCGCCACTGCCCTCCTCCGCGACGTATATCTCGGTGCCGAACGTCCATGGGATGTCGAGCCAACCCCGGACCCCACAGTCCCCGAGGACATCGAGCAGAACATCCAAGAGCTCGTCAAGATCGAGATCGCTACCATGCAGGAGAGCGGTCAGCCAGTCCACGAGGACAAGATTCAGGAGCGGGTGGAGCAGCTCCGCAAGCACGCGAAGCGAGCCTCCAAGAAGACCGCCAAGGAAGAGGCGGAGAAGACCGGCACGAAGCTCGACGACATCCTCACAGAGGGTGGGTTCTACGAAGCGTTCGCCGAGTTCCTCATCGACCTGCCGATCTTCCCATACGCTGTACTGAAAGGCCCCGTCGTCCGCCAGCATCGCCAGACCAAGTGGGTGAACGGCGAGGCGACACAGGATAAGCAGGCCAAGATGTTCTGGGAGCGTGTGTCACCGTTCGACCTGTACTGGTCGCCCGGCGCCGGCAAGGTCTCCCACGCAGACTTCGTAGAGCGCATTCGGCTGTCCCGCAACGAGCTGACCAAGCTCAAGGGCCTGCCCGGGTTCAGCGACGACGCCATCAACCAAGTCCTCGACCGGTTCTACAATAGCGGCTTCCACGAGTGGTGGGACACCATCGACACCGAGCGTGCCGAGCTGGAAGATCGTGAACGCTGGTCCCGCACGGCCACCACCCTGATCGACTGCGCAGAGTTTACCGGCTACGTGTCCGGCAAGCTGCTGCGCGAGTGGGGCATGGACCCGAAACGGGTTCCGGACCCCTACGAGGAGTACTTCGTCACAGCGTGGATGATCGACCGCTTCGTCATCAAGGCCCAGATCAACCCCTCAATCAGCCAGCGGGCTCCGTACTACATCACCTCTTTCGAGAAGATTCCCGGTGGCCTGATGGGCTACGGCGTGGTGGACCTTCTCGAGGATGTCCAGCAGATTTGCAACGCCGCAGCTCGCTCGCTGGTAAATAACCTCTCCATCGCCTCCGGCCCGCAGGTAGTCATCAATGACGCCGTACTTGCCCCGGGCGAGAATGACAGCCTGTTCCCGTGGAAGCGGTGGCATGTGGACTATGACCCCGCTCTGGGCTCCGCAGCCCGACCCCCGATCGACTTCTACCAGCCGCAGTCCAACTCACAAGAGCTGCTGACGGTCTACGAGAAGTGGTCCCTCATGGGGGACGAGATCAGCGCCATCCCTCGCTACATGACTGGCAGCGAAAAGGTAGGCGGCGCAGGCCGTACCGCATCCGGACTGGCCATGTTGATGGGCAACGCCTCCAAGACGCTCCAGAATGTGGCAGCGTCGATCGACCGCGATGTCGTAGGCCCGATCCTGCAAGAGCTGTTCAACATCATCATGCTGACCCAGCCCGGGATGTTCCGCGGCGACGAACTGATCGTCGTGAAGGGTGTCAACCATGCAGTGAAGCGGGAGCAGGACCGGATGCGTCAGCTCGAGTTCCTCCAGCTCACGGCGAACCCGATCGATATGCAGATTCTGGGTGTGCCCGGGCGGGCGAACGTACTCCGTTCCGTTGCCGAAAACCTCGGTCTCGAGCACGAGCGCACCATCCCAGAAGACGAGGAGATTCAGGCGCAGATGCAGGCCGCTCAGCAGGCCGCACAAGCGCAAGCCGCCGGCCAAGCACCCGGCCCAGAAGAGGGTCGAGCAGGGCCGGAGGCGGTCAGAGAGGAAGTAGAAGGGGATTTCACTGGCCCAACGGGCCGACCCGGGATGAGAGCAGGAGGATGACATGAAGAGTATCTGGACGAAGATCACTGGCTTTTTCGCAGCCCTCATTCTGGCGCTGTTCGGCGGCTACACGTATGTCACTGCCGATGACGTGAACCTGTCGTGGACGAACGCCACTGAGTACACGGATGGGAGTCCGATGGCCGAGTCGGAGATCGCCAGTACGACCCTGTTCTACAATTTCACCGAGCTCGGCGGCACCCCACCCGCTGACCCCGCTGACCCTGCCGTGTTTACCGAACTGGACTCCGTACCGCCGGCGCAGACTACATATCTGCATGCGAACCAATCCAACGGTATTCACTGCTACTACGCCACTCACACCACGATCAACGGCATCCCATCGGACCCCAGCAACATCTCATGTAAGACGGTAGATGTTCGCAAGCCGGGCGCTCCGCAGGGCCTGACCGCCGATTAGGAGGCAGACATGAGAAAGTCGCACAAGTACTGCAAGCACAACAAGGTTGTGAAGAGCTACGCCGACGGCGGCAAAGTCGAAGGCAAGAAGAGGGGCAAGAAGGAGAAGGCACCGAAGCCCGATCCGGACATGCTCGGCGACGGCGCTGCCGGGCGTGCCGCTGATGCCCTGAAGAACCGGCGCAAACAGCAGCTCAGGGACCTTGGCATTGACTAACACGTGATGCTAAGATGCATCCACACTCTGTGAACCCTGTCAGGAGAACCGACATGAAAGGCAAGCACTGGGGAAGTCTGACTTCCAGCCGCAAGAAGGAGTACGACCAGCGTAGCTCTGGCGAGAGCCACAAGAGCGGCGCCGGCCTCGGCGGCAAATTCAGCGGCGGCACGAAGGGCAACAAGGACCTGCCGACCAATCGCACGAAGGGCGTTGGAGGCTGATATGGCTGGCAAAGCCAAGAAGTGTGTTGACTCGAAGCGACTCTCGCATCTGAACGGCGTGTACGATGTGAGCTTCGGCAAGTCCACCGAGGAGGGGCGTGCAATGCGCAACTACAAGAAGGGTGGCCCGAAGCAAAGTACCGACCTGACAGATGACGAGAGGGCTCGTGCCGAAAGGTATGGGCTGATGCCGCTTTGAAGCCCAAGCTCGACGCACGCACCGCTCAATCATTCACCAACCTCAGAGCCAACGGGGACTTTAAGGTCGTCCTCAGTTGGCTCTATACCTATGCAGAAAGCGAAACCCTCTCCTGCACCCAGCAAGAGGGCAACGAACTCTTCCGAGCACAGGGGAGAGTAGCGGCCATCAAGGAATTCTTTGAGGCTGTCGAACAATCCCCCCAACTCCTTGAGAAGCTCAAGGCCAACCTGTAAATTCAACTACGGAGAATACACATGTCCGCTCTCCCCAAAGCAGTACGTGAACAAGTCGAACGAGCCGAGCAGATGGCGAAGGAGTTCAGCGCCTCTCAGTCGGGTGAGGCACCCGAGAACGACCCCCAACAGCAGGAAGGCCAGCAGCCGCCCGTAGAAGGAGGTGATCCAGCATCTGCTGCGGAGCACAGGACCGGAGAACAGGGTACTCAGGCCCCGGCGGAATCCCCCGCCGCACCGCAGACGCCCCAGCCCTCTGACGACAAGTGGGAGCAACGCTTCCGCGTACTGAAGGGGAAGTACGACGCCGAAGTCCCCCGCCTTCACGCAGCCGTGAGAGCGAAGGACGAGGAGCTAGGTCGGCTTCACCAGCGACTGAACAACATGGAAGCCCGAGTCGAGGCAATGAATGCTCGAGGCCAGCAGGGCGCCATCGAAGAACACCCTGACATAGATGAGGAGGAGATCAAGCAGTTCGGCCCTGACCTCTACGACTTCATCCAGCGTGCCGCAAGGAAGGTCGCGGATGCCGAGATCAGCCGCCGAGAGCAGCAACTGACTGGCCAGCTCGACGAAGTGCGACAGAGTACTTCACAAATGCGAGAAAGTATGGCACAGTCCGAACGTGAGAAGCTCATCGACTACATGCATCGGGAGGTTCCGAACTGGCTTGAGCTGAACGAGAGCGAAAAGTTCGTCGCATGGCTTGACCAGTACGACCCCTACGCAGGTGAGGTTCGAGGAAAACTTCTCCGCGAAGCATTTGAGAAGAACGACGCTGTACGTGTAGCGAACTTCTTCAAAGGCTTTCTGAACGAAAACGCCGCTGTCAATCAGCAGAACACCCCCTCGTCGGGGGAGCCTGCTCCGAAAGGCGAGCAGGGGGGTCAGCCCTCCAAGCAGCCGCAGGAACAACAGGCCAGCCTCGACGATTACATGGCCCCCGGAACGCCTAAAACCGGGCCAGACGGCGCTCAGGAAGGAAGCGGTAAGCGGGTATGGTCCCGCGACGAGATTCGGAAATTCCAGAATCGCAAGAACGAGTTTGTGAGGAAGGGCAAGCCGATCCCAGACGAGATGAAGAAACTCGAACGGGATATGTTCAAAGCCCAATCGGAAGGCCGAATACGTGATTGACCGTTAATTTTTCAGGAGCGTAAGAGCCATGAGTTATCCAGTCGCAACCGCCCCGTTTCGGGGCTCCAGTCCGGCCACCGCCTATTCGGGTACGTTCATCCCCGAAATCTGGTCGGGCAAACTGATCGAGAAGTTCTACGAGGCCACCGTCCTCGGGGCTATCGCCAACACGGACTACGAAGGTGAGATTCGCAATCAGGGCGATCTCGTCAAGATTCGTACCCGTCCGACCATCAGCATCTCGAACTACGAGGCGGATCAGGACCTGTCGGTTCAGCGTCCGTCGTCCAGCAACGTCGAGCTGCTCATCGACAAGGGCAAGTACTTCAACCTTGCGCTGGACGATGTGATGGAAATCCAGTCGGACATCGACCAGATGTCTATCTGGGCCGAGGACGCCGCCGAGCAGATGAAGATCGCTGTGGACACGGACGTGCTGGGTGCACTGTCCACGACCACGGACATCAACTCTGCGAACCGCGGCACCGCAGCCGGCGCTATCTCCGGCGACATCGACCTCGGTACGGACGGCGACCCGCTGTACGTCAACAGCACTGCCGAAGGCACGGGCTCGGGTGCAGACGCAGCCAACAGCCGCGCCATCGTCGATTTCATCGTCGATTGCGGTCAGGTGCTGGACGAGCAGAACATTCCGGAAACCGGACGGTGGATGATTATCCCTGCGTGGGTAGCCAGCCGCATCAAGCAGTCCGATCTGAAGGATGCCTCGCTCGCCGGTGACGGCACGTCCATTCTGCGTAATGGCCGTCTGGGCATGATCGATCGCTTCACGCTGTACCTCTCCAACCTGCTCCTGCCGGTTGCGGGCTACAGCTCGGCGTACCCGGTCCTGTTCGGTGTCAACGCAGCCTTCACCTTCGCTGCTCAGTTCACGAAGATGGAAACGATCCGCTCCGAGCGCTCGTTCTCCAACCTGCTCCGTGGACTTCAGGTTTACGGCTACAAGGTCGTGAACGGAGTGGCCATGGGTCGGGCGTTCCTCGCTAAGGGCTGATAGCCTCAGAGCCCCCGGGGGTGTAAAAGCCCTCGGGGGTCCTTCATAGGAGGTGGCCCGTGTCTACGTACTCTGACCTGCTTACTGAAGTCCGTGAGATTGTTCAGGACACAGCCACGGATCGCTTCTCCGATGCCCTGCTCCGCCGCCATCTGAACCGCGGCATCAGGGACATGTCCCGCATCCGCCCAGATGCATTCTGGGACCTCTACGATGCGAACAGCCTGAAAGTGCCCGAGGTCATCGCCGCCGGCGAGACCCCCACTGGCACCCAAATTACCGAAGACAGCGAGTTCCAGTTCGAGCCTCAGTTCTGGACTCCGCTGGTGAGCTATGTCGTGGGTTCGGTCGAGATGATCGAAGACGAGTACACTCTGGAGGGCCGGGCTGAGCGCATGCTCGCCATCTTCCGGGGCACCTTGATAGGAGTGTGACATGGCTGACTCGATCTTTCTTGAAGGCACAGACTGCGAGTGCGATGTTTCTCTGGACACGTGGCTGAAGGACACCCTACCATCCCTTCCGGGCATCCAGCGCGGCGTTGCCGCCCGCCAACTCGTCCTCGCCTGCCGTGAGTTCTTTGAGCGCACTCTGGCGTGGCAGGTCCGGATCGAGGACGTGAACGCACGTGCAGGGAACAAGCAGTACTGGCTATCTCCCTACGATGAGTTCTCCAACGTGATTGGGGTGCTCGCTGTCGTGTGGAAGGCCGAAGGCGACGACAAGAAGGGCCGGGACCTGTACCCGCTACCTCGCAAGCCGGCCCGGAGTGGAGAGTCCACGGACTACCCCCGAGCGTACTACGCTGCCTCGTCCATGCCTGACTCCTTCTACTTGTACCCGCAGCTCGAGCAGAGCGTGGACGATGCGCTGGACATCTACGTGGCGCTGACCCCGAAACCCTCTGTCGAGCACCTGCCCCGGGTCGCCGCACTGAAGTACTACGATGCCATCCTTGAGGGGTTCTTGGCACGTGTGCTCATGCACCCGACGCAGCCCTATTCTGATCCGACGACCGCCCAGCTCCATCGCAGGAACTTCCTCACATGGTGCGGGAGGTACATGGCGCAGGCGAAGCAGGGATACGTACAGGCCCAGAACTGGTCGTACCCGCAGGGCTGGGGGTGAGCCATGGCTGCTCGCCTTTACCCCACGTTTGCACAAGGACTCAGCAACGGCTCCATCGACTGGACTTCGCTGACTCCGAAGGCGCTGCTGCTATCGGCTGACTTTGCCTATGACCCGGCTAAGGCGTACCGAGATGAGCTCACTGAGGGGTTCATCATCGAGACCAGTACCCCCGTCACCCCGACGCTCATCGATGGCGTGTATGGGGCTGATGGTCCCTTCTCGTGGCTTCAGTACTCTGACAACCGTCAGGTAGGGCAGATTGTCCTCTTCGATGACACAGGGGATGACGCCTATTCCCAGCTTATCGCACACTGGACTGCTGAGGATATTACAGGCGTGCCTTTTATACCCGCGGGGACGAACTACTACCTGTACCCCGTTACACCCCCCGGGGGGTTCTTCTCCATAGGAGGGTCAGCGATTGATGGCATGATCGGCTCCTACTCGCTCGCAGCGGAGTATGCTCTCGGCGAGGTGCTGGGTGGCGAGACGGTTTCCCTTCCCACTCTTATCGTTACTACTGCGCTCGATGTACGGGACCGTGTATGCATCCCGGCGAGTGAGGTAGAATCATGCTGCACACCAACATTCAGGGGATCGGCATGCGCATAGGCGACTACACACTTCTTGGCCGCTACGTCCAGCAGCCCAGCGAAAACCGTCGCCGGCTGGTGAACGCAGCCAAATGGCTGGACACCGGTGAAACCATTACGTCTGTCACAGTGTCGATCGACAACACGACCAGTACGCCGTTTGTGGTGGACCAGATCATTATCGCCTCGGACGGCGACAAGTTTGCGTACTACGCCAGCGGCGGGGTGGATGGCGAAGAGTACACGGCTACATTCACGATCACGACGAGCGCCGACCAAGTTCTCGAGGTCGAGATCGGATTCAACGTGAAGGAGATTCGACGTGGGTGACATAGTTTTTACGAACAACGCCAGTGCCCTTCTGGCCGGCTCCATCACCGCAGGTGACACTGCGCTGTCAGTGGAAGCAGGTAAGGGCGCTCTGTTCCCCAGCCCTACCGGTGATGAGTATTTCCACGTCACGCTGGTCAACGCCAGCGGCGACTACGAGATCATTAAGGTCACGGCCCGGGCCACGGACACGTTCACCATCGAGAGGGCACAGGAGGGCACCACGGCGCAGAGCTGGACTCTGAACGTCACCCGCGTAGAGCTCCGCCTCACCGCTGCCGTCGTCAACGAGATGTTGCAAAAGAACGGCGACACGATGGCCGGCAACATCGACATGGACTCCAACCAGCTCCAGAACGCTCGGGTTACTATCGACCCAGTGGTGGTTGGTGGCCAGACCGTAGGCACTGCGATCCGAGGCGCTGAGGATGACGCCTCGAACGAAATATCCGTACCCAGCGATGGCACACGTGCGACAGCATCCGGCTCGAAGATCATCACGCAAGCGGACAACCTGTTCACCCTCCTGCCGATCGGCACGATCCTGATGTGGTTCGGCACCCTCGCTTCCCTCCCTGCTGGCTGGCAGCTTTGCAATGGCTCAGGTGGAACACCGGACCTGCGGGGCAGTTTCCCACGAGGCGCCGGCGGATCGATCGCCCTCGGTGCTTCAGGTGGTGCAGCGTCCGCTTCTGGTAGTACAGGCTCGAGCGGCGCCCATACCCATGGCGGCAGTACAGGGAGCCATGCGCTTACTGAGGCCGAACTTCCGCCCCATAGACATGGTTTGCTTGGCTCATCTGTGGGTGGCGTTGCAACGCCTTTGTCTGGTGGTGGTTCCGATGGTATTTCAGGCCACAGCGGCGTTGGCCCGTATGCCTACCAAGACACTGATTCCGGCGGCACTGAGCTGATGGAAGATGTCGGGAACGGCGACGGGCACAGCCACTCGATCAGCAGCGACGGCGCTCATACACATAGCCTCGGTTCGATTTCCACCATCCCGCCGTATGTCGGTGTCTACTTCATTATGAAGGTGAGCTAATGGCTACGAAATTCATCTTCGCCAACAACGTGAACGAGCAGCTCGCTGCGGATGTCTCCGCCGCTGCCACGGAGATCACGGTGACGAACGCACTGAACTTCCCTAACCCAGATGGGAGCTATGAGGAGGCGTTTGCTGTGCTCTTGAGGGGCGATAGTGGTAAAGAGATTGTTTACTGCACTGCACGTGTGGACAATGTTCTCACTGTTAGCCGTGGGCAGGAGGGCACTGTCGCTCTTCCGTTCTCCGCTGGCGACACTGTTGCCCTACCCCTGACGAAGGGAGTCCTTGAGTATTTGAGGGACTTGTAATGGCCCTAGAGCTTCGCCCATTCCAGTTTGCAAACTTCTCTCGCTCTGAACTCGCGGGGGACATCTCCGCCGCCGCCACTGAGCTTTCCGTGGATGAGGGGGACGGTGAGTTGTTTCCTGAGCTTGAGTATGACTACGAGCAGATATGCTCGCTGATCGTATTCTCCTCGGAAGGGTTCGAGGTGATGTACGCAACTGCGCGGGATGGTGATACGTTCACTGTTGAGCGTGGGAAAGAAGGCACGTCTGCACTCGCCTTTTCTGCGGGCGACACCATCGTCCACTCGGTTACGAAGGGGTTCCTTGAATACTTGAGGGACTACGAGCCGCCTGTTCCACCGCCGTCTGTTTCACCGTTTGTACTTACTGTCGGCGACGAGAACCTAGATACATTCCCCGCACAAGTTGTTAGCGCAGTTTCCGACAACGACATAGATTCGTGGACGTTCTCCAAACTGACCGCAGGACTTCCCCCAGCACACACCGTGGCTTACGGCGACGACGTGTTTGTCTACACCGGCCCCTCGTTTGCTTTCCCCCCGGACCATAAGTTCTATGTATCTGATGATGATGGCGCTACGTGGACCGACGTTGCTCATTCGCAGCCTGACTGGGATACGTACTCTCTGGATTACAGTGCGTCTCTGAACATGTTCGTCGGTGTGGGGCAGATCGGGTACATCCATTACAGCACCGATGCCGGCGCTTCATGGACTACTGTGCAGCCGAACGGAACTGACCTGCGTGCTGTCGAGTGGACCGGTTCGCAGTGGGTCGCTGTTGGCGACACAGGGGAGATCATCTTCTCGTCCGATGGCATCAATTGGACTAATTCCCCAACTGTACCGGCTGCTGTCGGGGCGCAATGCCTTTCTGTGACTAGCGACCAAGACCGGGTGATATTCGGGGATTCTGATGGAGATGTGTATTACACCGATGACGATGGCGCCACATGGTCTTCTGCCATAGCAACTGGACTAGGCCAAGTTCTCCGTCTATCTTCCAACCATGATGGCACCATACTAGCTGTTGGACCTCCGCCGGGATTTCAGCAGCCTTATCCGGTTGCCTACAGTACTGACCGTGGGGCCTCGTGGACTGTCATTACCAGTGTCACTGGCGGCGTAGTTGGCGACATTATCTATGAGGAAGGGTACGGGTTCTGCACAGTTGGTAGTGCCGCCACTTCACCCTTTGAGCAAGTCGTCTACACAAGTCCAGATGGTATAACGTGGACGCTTAGGGGCACTGGACCCGCTGCATTCCAGAGTACCGGCATCGCAGGCAAGAACGAGGTGTACGGCTGATGGCTGGGATCAAACTTGAAGCATTCGAGGGACTGGAGCCTCGCACATCTGACCGCCTGAAACGCGGCATGCGGGCTACCATTGCCACTAACACGAAGCTCCTGAACGGGGAGATTCGCGGCTTTCGTGCGCCTCGAGAAGAAGCCAACTTCACTGGCGAGTACTTCACTGTCCGTCGGGCATTCCGGGTGCCTGACCTTGACGGCACCTACGCAGACAACTGGTTGCTATTCGATAACCAGAACGTGGATGTCATCCGGAGCCCACTGAAGAACGACGCCTACGACAGGTACTACTTCGCAGGTGGTGGCGAGCGTCCGCAGATGACTACGTACCACCGGATCATCAACAACCTCGACCCGTATTACCTCGGCGTTCCAACCCCTCCGGTAGCCCCGGGCGTGACTCCGCCGGCGGGCACAGAAGTGACGAGGGCTTACGTCTACACCTATGTGAGTGAGTTCGGAGAGGAAGGACCGCCGTCCGCGCCAACTCTCGCGCAAGGTGCCGAGAGCGGCACGTGGAGCCTGTCGAGCCTATCCACTACTGTCCCCGATTCGTCGAACCGGAGCATTACCCGGAAGCGTATCTACCGGACTGTCCCTACGGAAAATAGTGCGCTATTCTTCTTTGTAGCAGAGATCGATATAGGGGATACGTCGTACAACGACACAGATGATGACGAGACCGTTGCAGCGAACAATATCCTCGAGTCGGAGACATGGGTCGAACCTCCCTCCGACCTTGAAGGCATCGTCTCCATGCCCAATGGATACCTTGTTGGATGGGCGGGGCGACGACTGGTTTTCAGCGAACCCTACCGCCCCCATGCTTGGCCAGCGGAATACGAGCTCGCAACTGAATTCCCTATCGTTGGGTGCGTTGTGTGGGGGACGACGCTCGTTATAGGAACGCAGTCGAACCCGTATTTCGGGTACGGCGTCAACCCGGCTTCCTTCACACTCGAGAAAGACGATGCGGTCGAGCCCTGCCTGTCGAAGCGGGGCATGGTGGCGACTGTCGCCGGCGCCTACTACCCCAGCCTGAACGGGCTCGTCCTCGCCAATGGTGGCGGGGCGCAGGTCATTACACAGGACATCCTCACACGTGAGGAGTGGGCAAACTACCAGCCGGAAAACCTCTTCGCGGCCCAGCTTGGCCTCCAGTACATCGCTTTCCGCGACCAGTCAAACGGCATTCTCTTCAACCCCACTGAGCAGCGTGCCAAGTTCGTCGAGCTACAGGGCTTCAGCAACATCAACGGCATCGAGACTGATGCCTACGATGGGCAGGTCCTGCTCCTCCGCGATGATTATGCGTTCAAGTGGGACCCGAACACATCCGAGCGCCTGCCGTGGCAGTGGCAGTCGAAGGTCTACCAGACGCCGAAGCCTCTGAACTTCGGGGCAGTGCGTATCCAGTTCGATGCCGACGACCTCGATGTTGAGGATGACGTACTGGCCTACTACGGCGCCTACAACACGGAGCTGATTGCTGCGGACGTACCGCTGAACACGTTGAACGGGCGCACCCTTGGTGGAGTAAATATCGCTGGTACAGATGTGAACAGTGACTACCAAGGGGATGGAAATGTGCCCGGGTGGACTGAGCCGGAAATTCAAGCGTCCCTCGGCGGCGACCTTCTATATGACATCAGCCTTCAGAGCATCCAAGCATCTGTGGTGCGCTTCATTGCGTATGCATGGGATAAGACTACTGGCCGGCGCAGGGTCGTGTCGAAGAACGTCTACAACGAGGAGATGATCCGCCTGCCGACCGGGTTCAAGTCAGACTTGTGGCAGTTCGAGATGCAAGGCAACACGACTGTCTACTCTGTCCAGATTGCTGAAACGCCCAAGGGGCTCGCTGACATCTAATGCCGAAGATCACACGCAATCCGAAACGGGCCACTCCGCAGATACCTATTCCCCGGAACCCCGACCGGCTGGATAAGTTCTACCGTGCGATACGGGAGACGCTGGATGTCCATGAGCGTCGTACAGGCGACATCCGCGATAGCTTCGTGCGGGTCGGTGAACTGGTAGACATCGGCTTGCTCACAGTGGTCGATAACCAGATCGTGCAGCCAGTCCGGTACGAACACTTCGAGGTGCAGTGGACGGACGATAATAAGTCGGCCCTCAATGCGTCGAACCTTGAGCCACGGCACTTTGTTACCAACTTCGATGGGAAGTTGGTACGGGCCACGATATTGACTACTGGCGGCACCGGCTCCTGCCAAGTTGACATCTACAAGGGGACGTATGCGACGTACCCACACTCATCGAGCAAGAGTATTACCGGTGGTAGTCCGCTCGTTATATCATCTGATGTGAAGCTACGGGATACGGAGTTGAGTGGGTGGGCTGTCGGCTGCGATCTTGGCGACATATATACCGTAGTAGTGGACTCCACATCTACGTTTGACCAGATCGAAGTCGAGCTACTATTCGAGCCATTGCTATGAAGCTGCATGAAATACTCGATGAAATCATTGAAGCGGAGGGCCGCACGTTCACCGATGATCCGGACGATCGTGGTGGCCCAACGAAGTTTGGAATTACCCAGACGACGTTGGGTAATTGGCTTGGCCGCTCGGCTTCTATAGACGAAGTACGCAACCTCACTGAGGAGAGAGCACGTGAAATTTATGAGGAAATCTACATCCTCCACCCGAAGTTTGAGCAGATACCTGACGAACATCTTCGCGTGCTGGTCATCGACAGCGGCGTCAACCACGGGATACGGAGGGCTTCCCGGTGGCTCCAGTCGATTGTGGGCGCAACACCTGACGGATTTGTCGGACCCCGGACACTAGAGCGCCTGTCCTGCCACGATCCGTTCTACGTGTGGTGCAAATATCTTGCCCGCAGGATAAAGTTTTATGGGGCGATTGTGGCCGCTGACCGTAGCCAAGCGAAGTTCATCAACGGCTGGAATCGCAGGGTCGCATCGTTCTTGGAGGACCGGGTAAATGATTCTTGAGAAGCTCGCAGCATGGCTCACCGGTGGTGTTTCTGAGCAGGTGGGAGAATACTTCCGCGAGAAGCAAAAGCTCAAGCAGGACCTCAAGCTCGCCAAGCTGGAGGGCAAGATCGCCCGGCAGAAGGCCAAGGACCAAGCCAAGGCTGAGGCCGCAGCCCACGTCAATGCGTGGGAATTGGCGCAAATCGCCAACTCCGGGTACAAGGATGAGGTGGTACTGGGGGTGGTCCTCTTCCCATACGTAGGCGCTTTCATCCCCGGACTGCAAGGGTATATCTTGCAGGGCTTTGAGAATCTTGAGAAAATGCCTGTGTGGGCAGTGGGATTGACCGTACTGATCTTTCTAGCAGTGTTCGGCATCCGTCACACCAATGCGAACCGGCTACAGGCGCCGGGTATCAGTGACGAAGATGTGAGGAAGAAAGATGACGCAACAGGTTAAGCCATGGTCGCAGTCAATGACCATCCGCGGTCTGCTCATTATCGTTGTCGGTGCTGTACTTCAGTACGCCGGCGTGGAAGAGCACACCCAACTTGCCACCCCCCTTGCTGACGCATTCGGCTACCTGATTCAGGCGGTCGGCGTTGTTGTCGCAGCCAAAGGCAGACAGCGTGCCAGTGGACCCCTGAAGGGGGTTACGAAGTCGTGATTAAATGGGTGGCGGACAACTTCATTCCCATCCATGGCGAACGCCCTACACCTGTATGGTATGCATGGGCCGGCGGATCACTCGTCCTCATCTGGCTGTTCACTGCGTGGGCACTCGGCTTCTTGCCGACTGATGCCTTCGGTGATGGCTTTGCTCGGGCGACACAGGTGAAGCAGATACACCTGACCCTGTTGGAGAACGAGCTCGTTGAGACACGTATCAGGCACTGCAACTCGGCCAAGCCGCAGCCACGCCAGTTCTTCTACGAGCAGCTCCAGAAAAAGCAGAGGATATACTATGAGCTTACCGGTCAACGGTACGAGCTACCCGCCTGTAAAGACCTCGGACAGGCGGAACCCTAGCTACCACGCCTTCCCCCCCATGGTGACGAACGGGTTCACCGTCGGCATAGAGAGACTGCCCAACATGGTGCGGGAGATTTCCCGCCTCCACGACAAGCATTGGGAGGAGACTGAGCGGCTCTATCTCGACGATCCCATCAAGCCGTCCTACGACAAGTACGCCGAATTGGAGGCCCTCGGGCAGTTCGTTCACTTCACGGCTAGAAAAAACGGGCAAATGGTGGGATACTTGCAGTACTACCTCTTCCCTGATATGCATATGGGAAAGACACTGACGGCGAGAGAGGACGCCTTTTTTGTCGCCCCGGAGGAAAGAGGAAAGGGTCTGGCGCAGAAAATGCTGGACTATGCCGAAGACTCCCTTCGTAAGCTCGGCTGTAAATATGCGGCGATGACGACCAAAGCCCCCGCCGGGGGTCCCGACATCTCTGCATTTTTGGAGCGAAACAGGTATCGAGCGGTATCGACCCTGTTCCTGAAGAAGCTGGAGGAGTGACGCATGTGTTTCAGTGACCCGCCACCGCCGCCGCCGGACATGTCCGAGTACACTCGGGCAACCATGGGCTCTGCCGAGGAGTGGAGCCAACGTGCGCAAGAACAGATGGACTGGGCGCAGCAGGTCGGCCAGCAGAATCAGCAGACTCTCAGCCGTGTGCTGGACAGCACCCTTGGTGGGGCTGAACGGTTCAACCAGTGGGCGGAGCAGGATCGCCAGCGGTACGATGAGGTCTTCCAGCCACGTGAGGACAAGTACCTCCAGCAGGTAGACGAGTATGGCTCGCAGGCCGGCATGGATCGGGAAGCCGGTCGCCGTGTCGCAGACGTTGCAGGGAAGTTCGACGCGGCCCGCCGCAACGCACTCCAGCGACTGGAAGGCTACGGGGTCGATCCTTCGGTCGCCCGTAACAGTGCACTGGACATCGGGGTCCGCACCCAGCAGGCTGCGGCCCAAGCCGCCGGCGCCAACAACGTCCGCCGTGAGCGGGAACTGACCTCACTTGCACTTCAGGAAGGCGCACTTCAGCGGGGGGACATCGCTGCGCAGCGTGCACTGCAACAGGGCGTGGCCGGTGGCCAGCTCGCAGGCATGGGGATGAGCGCAGCCAATCAGACCGCCTCTACCGAGAACCAGCTTCGTCAGGGCGCCATACCCATGGGGCAGCTCGAGCAGCAGGGCTACGGTCAGGCGGCTGACATCGTGAATCAGGGCTACCAGAACCAGCTAGACCAGTATGACGCCGAGTCTGAGCGCAACGCTGGCATGCTTCAGGGCATCGGCCAGCTCGGCGCACTCGCGGCTGCGCCCTTCACCGGCGGTGCCAGCCTGATGGCCCTCCCCGGTATTAGCGGTGGGGGTATCGCCAGCGGGTCAAACCCGATCGCCACCGGCGATATGGGTATCGGCTTCGGCTCAAACGACCCCCGGTACTACGCCGATGGCGGCGGCGTGGATCAGGAGTTCATCCCGGGCCACAACTCCCGGGCTCTTCCGTTCGATCAGGATGGCGACGTTGCCACAGGCATGGGGGATGGTTCCGGCGTGGACGACACGGTGCCGGCCTATCTGTCTGATGGCGAGTATGTCATCCCGGCGGATGTTGTACGCAAGAAGGGCGAGGAGTTCTTCGATAAGCTCGTCGAGAAATACCACACACCTGCTGCACAGCAGAGGGGGGCACAGTAATGGGTACTCTTGGCGACCTGACAGGCGGCTACATCACCGGTAAGAACGCCACCGAGCAGTGGAAAGACAACAAGCAGAACCGGCGCATGAAGGAGCAGCTCATCGCAGAGGGCGAGCTGACCCTCGGCGGCAAGCGCCGTGTCGCTGACGCCACCCGCAAGAAGACCGGTGCCGAGCCTCGTGACCCGTTTCAGGGCACGTTCGCAGACCCGTTCGCCGCCAAGATGACCGGCTGGATCAAGGGCCTGTTCGGTGGCACTGGTGGCGAGCAGCCTAAGCCCGCCGGCAACGCCCGGGCACTGGCACAGCAGCAGACGAAACGTCAGGCACTGCCCGTGACTCAGGGTCCGGGCATGGGTATGGCTAATGGTGGCCCAGTCACCTCACAGGTGGGGCAGGGGCAGCAGGTCAAGGGGGGCGGACGCTTCCCGGGCAACCAGCGCCTGTCCGGCATCCTGTTCATGGCCGACGGTGGCGATGTGGACCGTCGCAACCTTGACTACGGCAATGATCCGGTAGAGTGGCAGGACATCACTGGCCACAGCTCAGGCGGGCCGGGCGGGTTCGACTCCGAAGAGTTCAAGAAGGAGATGGGCGCCGCCGGCAACTGGATCAAGGAAGCTGCGGGCACGATGGTCAGTGCGCTGGGTAAGGCGTTCGGTGCAGACGGCCCGATGCAAGAGACCGGTGAGATGGCGAGGCAGGGGACGGCGGAGATCGCTGACAAGTTCAGAGCCGCCGGCGAGGCTGACATCAGCGAGTTTCCCGGTGCGCTGGGGGACCTCCTCTACTCCGGTGCCCGAACCACTGGCGCCACTGCCGCCGGCGCTGTTGCAGACGTTGGGCGGATGACAGGGCTCTCGGGCGGTGACGAGGAGCAACCCGCTCCTGCACAGACCCCGCCACCCCCGGGAGCCTTGGCTCCTCCCGATGCGGTTGCCCCGCAGACAGAGCCTGCCCCTGCTGCCCCGGGAACGGGCAGTGGCCGTCAGGCACTGCCAGTCGATGGCGGGCCGAACCAGCAGCCGGAAGGCCCGATTCAGGAGATCGGCCCCGAGCAGATGCCCAACATGGGTGTCGATGAATGGGCTGAGTACAGGCGTGAGGTAGTTACAGGGCTGGTCGAGCAGGGCATGAACCCCGAGGAGGCGTTCCGCACTGTGGATCAGACTGTCACAGGCATGCAGCAGCGTGGGTTCCTCCGCCACCTGAAGGAAGCCCAGAGCCTTATGCAGGCCGGCGACCAAAAGGGCGCCATACGTGCCCTGTACGCGGGCTACCAGTACTTCCCGAATGGTAAGGACGTTCGCTTCGGCGTGCAGAATGGCAAGATCATCGGTCTCGGCTTCGATGAGAAGACCGGTGAGCGCACCAAGGGGGGGATGGTCCTCGACCCCGAGAGTATCGATGTGATGATCCAGAACTTCGGCGAGCCGGGTGCGTTCAAGACGTGGACCATGGACTGGCGTGAGTTCGAGCAAGAGCTGCGCAAGTACTCCGAGATCGACAAGCCGCTGGCTGAGCAGCAGGGTAGGGCGCTTGCTACGAATGCGCAGGCCCGACTCGAGACTGCCCGTTCTGGCGGCGGTGCAGGCAGCTATGACGCTGCCGACATGGACCGCAACCGGAAGATGTTCGTGGCCGAGCTCGACAAGCTGAAGTTGCAGGGCGTCATCCCACAGGAGTACGACTCACTGGCCATCGCTGAAGCTGTCGGCGCAGCTCGGGCTCGGTACCCCTACCTGCCCCCGGGTGTAATCCTCAGACAGGTACTCGATCGGTACGGGCAGACCCTAGCGGGGCAGTAATATGGCTCGGAATCCATATCTCGAAGAATTCGAGGGGTATTTTGGGCCGACTGATCCATATGATCCGATCGACACTTCCCCCTTCGCCACCGACGTTCCCAGTCGGTCGGCGCTGCCTGTCAATCAGGACGACCCCACCACTGAGGGGCTCGATGACCTGACGGCGATCATCGACAGTGCGCTGGCGAATGCCCGCACTCCCGTACCCGAAGGGGAAGGCAAGTCCGCTCTCGACCTGCCCAAGGCTTTCGCTGCCGGTGCGCTGAACACCGTCGGCGACTTGGGCATCGGCGTTCTTGAGTATGGGGCACGCCAAGCGGGACTGACCGACGAGGCCGAGGTTCTCGCTGAAGGCCGGCGGGGGCTGGGCCGTGGCGCTGACTGGCTACTTGGCACCATGTCTGAGGAAGCTCAGCAGGGCATCGCCAAGCAGATACTGTCGCTCGACCCGAACAAGTCCATCTGGCGTGGAGGAGTCTGGGACACAATTACCAACCTCGGCCTGAAGGTAGCGCAGACCCTGCCGTCGAGCCTCGCCACCATGCTGCCTGCCGCACGTCTGTTCAAGGCCGGCATGAAGCCCGGGGCCATCACTTACCTCGGTGCGTCCGAGGGTGGTATGTCCGTTGGTGGTATCGCTAGTGGTATCGCCGACGAGATCGAGAGCATGTCCTACGAGGAGCTATACTCGGAGTCTGACCGATTCCGTCAGCTCATGGGGGAGCTCAACGATGAGGATCAGGCGAGGGCAGAACTTACTCGAGAGGCACAGGGCATGGCACCGGCTGTTGGTGGTGCGCTGGTTGGCGCTATCGGTGCAACCGCCGGACGCTACCTCGAGCCAGTCATCACAGGTGTCAGAAGGAACGCAGCCGGCGAGATGGTGGAAGAAGGCGCAGGACTCGCGTCCCGATTCGGTCGCGGCTTCCTCGCAGAGGCCCCGCAGGAAGGCACCCAGTCACCTGCCGAGACCATCGCCCAGAACTACGCGGCCCAAGCCTACGACGCCGACCGAGAGCTGACGGCTGGCGCAGCCGAGTCCGCAGCCGAGGGCACCCTCATCGGTGGCCTCATCGGTGGTGGCTTCACCTCTGTGTCCGGCAAACGTCCGACGCCGCCGGAGCCCCCGCCGCAGATGCAGGAGCCGCCGGAGGGGTTCACTGGACCACGGGCACCTCGAGACACCGGTGAGCCTTTCGAAGACGTGTTCGGCCCCGGCGGCGTGCCCCAAGAGGAAGGCACTGCTACGTTCTTGCCGGCACTTCAGATGGCGGACGAGCTCAATCAGGTCCGCGGTACCGACGCCGACATAGCTGCTGCCGCCCAGAACCTCTCCGATGTCAACACACAAGTAGCACAGTTGGAGCAAGAGTACGCCACGGCCCAGCAGCAGCTTGCCCGGGCCGAGCAGGCACTCAATCGCCCAGCCAAGCAGGAGAGCACGACCGAGAAGCGCCGGGCCGCTGTCCGGAAGGCTATGACACGTGTGCGTCAGGTTGAGAATGAGCTGAAGCGCATGCGCGGCGAGCAGACCCGGGCCGAGCGTGCCTCGATCGACGCCGACACAGCCGCCGCAGCCGCCAACATACGTCAGGACAACATGATGGGGGACCTGTTCGAGGCTACCCCTGAGCCCGGCCCGCGCAGCGAAGACCCTGCTGAGGTGGCGATCCGTAACGAGCAGCTCCCTCTCACAGGTGGCATAGACACAGACCCCCGGTCGGGCCGAGACCTGTCCCCCAGCCGCGAGTTCACGAACAAGTGGACCGCCGGCTTCGTGCCGGAAGAGATGGCCGGACAGCAGGAGTTCCTTCCGTTCCCGGGACCCCGGCGCCGTGGGGTTGGCCGGACTACTGAACGTCTGGGAGGTACTCAGGTACCCACCCAGCAGCCTGCACTCCCGGGCGACGAGGAGCTCAACGCCGTCATCGACTCGGCCCTTCAGGGTGCATCGGTTGCCCCGGGAGAGGACGTGGCGCTGCTGGCCCGCCGCCGTGAAGGTACCCTGCCGCAGACCACCACCCCGGAGGAACGCTACCAAGCCGGGCAGGAGGACCTGTTCCGCGAGGATGTCCCTGTCGAGCAGGAGACCGAGACCCAGCGTCCGCCCGCCCGGGCCGTCACCGCTGCCGAGGTTGCAGCCGTTCGGGGCGAGCGCCCGTTCCTCCTCACCGTCACCGACGACGAGGGGAATCAGGTTGGGCAGGAGGTCTACGAGACAGCCGAAGAAGCCAACACGTGGCAGGAGTTCTACTACGAGAACTTCCCCGACTACAACTACACCATCACCCGTCCCCGCCGGGAGGAGATCAAGACCGGCTCGGCACTTGAGGACGTGCGTACCATACAGGCTGTGCGAGACTCCGAGGCGGCTGACCGCCGGCGTGGTCGCCCGAAGACGGCTGAGCGTGGCCCGACGGAGCAGGCCCGTACCCAGACAGAAACCCAGCGGGAGCTGACGTTCGAGGAGCGCACGGACATCCCTCGGGGCCGGCGGGCACCGCGGACCACCGCACAGGCGGCTGCACGTCTGGTAGGCGAGCAGGTACGTCAGGCACGTGAGGCAGAGACTCGCCGGATCGGTGGCTTCTACAATCCGGATGATCTGGTCTGGGAGCCCCCCAAGGTACGTGAGGAGGATCAGGCCGCAGCCCAGAAGGCTACTGATCGTGCCGAGAAGCGGTACCGCGATGCATGGGGCGCCCTCGTAGACGCCGAGATCACGCTGGAGCTGAGCGGGGACTCCCAGCAGCGTGGGCAGGCCAACCTGATCCGCGATGCCGCACTGGAGGAGCTGGCCAAGGTGCGCCGCATGGCCCGGCCCAAGCGCAGGACTGAGCAGCTTCAAGCTGCTGCCAAGCTCGAGCCCCGGGTGAAAGAGGAGCTGTCCGACGCTGTGCGTAAGCGTGGGCGCCAGCGGACCCCCGAGGAGCAGGAGGTCGATGAATACGTCGCTACGCCAGAGGAGCGTAAGACCGCCGAAGAGTCCGGCTTGCAGTTGGCCGAGGACGTGGAGGCCATGGACCGACTGGCCCGGGAGCTGGATGTCGAGTCTCGTGACACACTCCTCAACATCACTGACGAGCGGCTGGATCAGCTCAACGATACCTCCAAGAAGAAGACTCCCGCCGGCGAAAAGGCGAAGGAGATCATCGATGACCTGTTCGAGTTGGCTATCGAGTTCCAGTCCGGCCTCGCCAAGACTGTGAGAAACGCCATTGCGGATCAGGCACGGGGGCAGGCGAAGAGCCCGCAGGACCGCCTGAAAGAGCTCCGTGCCAAGGACCAGCGGGATGCCCTGACTGCCTCAGAGCTCCGAGAGATGCAGTCGCTGGAGGAAGAGCAGCGCTTGATGAAGGAGACCTTCGGCACAGAGAGCGCACAGGCGGAAGGCCCCACCACGCCGTCCGAGCTGACCGGTGAGTCGGCTACATGGGCGGACGTGAAAGAGGCGGTAGACGAAGGCATTGTGGACCTCCCCGACTTCGACCCGCTGGCGTTCAGCGGACTCGAGGATGTGGGCCTCGGCAACATCGCACCGAAGACGCGGAAGCAGTTCCTCACCCCTGCCAATCGCTTGAAGTTCATCCGTCGCATGCGGGTCACTGCGCTGCGGCAGGAGGCCGGTGGTAAGCAGGGAGGTGGCCGACTCGTCGCCGACGCTACGCAGGGCGAGCCGGTACCGTACCGTACCGAGACATTCGAGGCGGAGAACAAGGCGGATGCATACGCCAAGGAGATGGCGCAGAAGTTCCCGACCGCACGGATCGACATCGAGCAGACGGACGCTGGCTTCACTGTCACCGTCGAGCTCCAGCCCCAGCCGCAGGCGAAGAGTCGCTACACCACGGTGGGCATGGTGGCCGAGGCACGTCCGCAGGACGAGTCCAAGTCCCAGCGCCTTGCACGTGAGAAAGCAGCCAAGGAGCAGCTCAAGCGTGTCAAGAAGTCTGTCACCGCTGCCACCTCCTACGTCAAGAAGGTGAACAAGGACCCCGAGTTCGTCCAAGAACTCGGTCGCCTGAAAGAAGATGGCACGGGGCTATCGAAACGCTCCGCTGACATCCTCGCCGGGCGTGCCTATTTCATGCAGATGATCCAATACGCCGAGGCTCTCGCCAGCTCTGAGAAGCTGACCAAGGAAGCCCGGCAGGACATGGAGCGCATCGCCAACTGGCTGGACAAGTACACCAACCTGCCCGCCGACAAGTTCGCCAACAAGATGGCGCAGATGTTCCGTGCGCAGGGCCGGGATGCACGCAACGCCCTCAAGGGTGTAGCAGGTAAGAAGACGCTGAGCGCCATCTCCAGCGAGGATGAGCGCCTGCGTACCATGGCGCAGACCAATGAGCGGATCGAGAAGGAAGCGGAGTACATCCGCCGGTTCGAGAACAAGTGGGTCAAGTCCAAGCTCTACCGTGACACGATTCGTCCGCTGATCCAGAAGTTCCACTATGACCCTCAGTACATGCCGTCCCCGCAGGAGCTGGAGGACGTGAAGCACGCCATGGACAAGTGGCTGACCTCTGACTACGAAGGGTTCTACAAGCCCATCAAGCCCCTGCTGGCTGACTACGGGTTTGCCTTCGCCGAGAAGGACGGCTACTGGGTGCAGGACACCGGTGCCCCGCCTGCTACAGGTACGGCGGCAGAGCGTGCTGCTGCCCGTCAGGCAGTGGACCCCGAGAAGTTCTTCAAGGTCATCCCGAAGACCAAAGTCGAGGATGCCGGCTACCCGAAGGAGCAGCAGCAGTTGGTGCGCAAGGGCGAGGTGCTCCTTGCCCGTAAGCCGAACGGTGACGCTTACCACATCCGTGGGGAGAACATGCTCCAGCGTGAGTACACCAAGATGTTTGGTGACATGCCTGAGACAAACAGCGTACTCCCCAGCACGATCAGGTCCATGGCCGACGTGCAGACGGAGCAGCGCCGACTCCAAGCTGCCAAGGAGGACCGGCCTCCCAACCGGAACGAGCTTGCTGCCCAGCGGAACCAAGGCGCTGCCATGCGACGTGCCCGCCTCGCCGGCATCATCGACAAGTTTAAGGCCACGGTAGCTCCCGCCAAGGTGACGATCGACGGCATCGTGAAGGCAGAGAATGCGTTCGTCCGCCGTATGCAGGAGCTGGGCGCATGGACTCAGATCAACGACACCATGGCCACCATCCAGACCGGCTTCGGTAAGACCCGGAGCTACCGCCTCGTCGGCCCCCGCCTCCAGAGCCGGGAGCTGACCAAGGCTGAGGCCAAGGACCTGATCGCCAAACTGGAGCCGGCCAAGCTGACCAAGCGCCAGCAGGAGCAGGTGGACCGTATACGTGACGAGGTTGTTTCGGGCGAGCAGACGGTCGCCGAGAAGCTACAACAGGTGTACGACCAAGAGGCTGCACCTCTGCTTGAGGCGCTGGACCTCGTGGACAACGCCGTCGATTACCGGGAGGCAGCATCCGCCGCGGCCAACCCGATGAACGATCGCACTGCGAATGTCCGGCTGAATGAAGTCCTCGGCCCGATGATCGAGAACCTGCCGAAGGACAGCCCGTGGCGCCCCATCGCTCAGCGTATGTTCGAGCTGGGTATGGATGACGTACTCATCTCCTACGACTGGGGTGGCAACCTTGGCACAGAGGCGGGCAAGTTCTTCTCGCGTGTCTACCCCATGCAGGGCGAGGACCGGTTCATCCTCATCAACCAGAAGACCATCGACCAGCTCCGCAAGGAGGGCAAGAATGCAGACGCCGTGTTCATCCATACGGTGCTGCACGAGGCTTCGCACGCCGCCACGATCGGTGAGATGGAGAGCAACCCAGCGCTGAAAGACGCCATGACCCAGCTTCAGCAGACGGCTCGCAAGGAGTTTGAGGCACTGGGTATCGAGCTGCCGTATGGCTTCCGTGAAGAGGACAATGTGAATGAGTTCGTGGCCGAAGCGTTCACCAACATCGTCACCCAGCGTAAGCTGAAGCAGGTTCGTGTTCCCGAACTGGGAACAGGCCGGACCTTCTGGGACAGGTTTGTCAAGCTCGTCAAGCAGGTATTCAACTGGGGCGACTCGGTTCCGGACAACCTTCTCGAGGCTGTGCTGATGACTGGCGAGCAGCTATTCACTGGCGCCGCTCGGGGTCGCTGGGGCCTGATGACCGCCAACCTCGAAGTCACGGACAACTACGTGAAGCCGAAGGTCACTGAGATCGTCAGCCGGCTGGACCAGTCGAGCACCGTGTTCCGTAGTGTTCGTCGCCGTGCCTCCGAGCTTGCTGCCCGGGGCCTGCGGGCACCGCTGGGCGCCCTGACCATGGAGCAGCTTCGTGACACGTTTGGGGATCGCTTCCAGTCGGCAGGTGACAACCCGCTGAAGCGGTACATGGAGAACTTCTTCCAGCGTAACTCGTACAACTCTGAGCTGATGGAGGAAGGTGAGCGCCTCTCTCGTAAGTGGACGGAGCTGGAAGAGAAGGACGTGAAGAACGGCACGACCGAGGCGCTGGACGTATCCTACGCTGCCACCTTCGCCACTCTGTATCAGGTGACTCCTGATGCGGACATCACCGCTGAGCAGAACCAGCACCTCAAGTCTGACAAAGCCAAGGAGCGGTACTACGAGGCACGCAGGCTCTACGACAAGCTGAGCCCCGAAGCCAAGGACATCTATAAGACGGTGCGTGAGTACTACCGCAAGACGGTACGGCTCGAGAGTGCACTCGTCACGAGCAACGCCCTGCGTGGCGTACTGACCAAGGCCACCGATGCCCCGCTGGATGCCGAGGCGTTCAACCAGCAGTTCACGCCGGAGAAGATCGAGCAGATGACCGACGAGCAGCTCTCCGATGCCGTCTCCCCGTACCTGAAGGAGAAGGAGCTGCGGGAAATCCTGCGCATGCACAGCATACCGAGGCAGTACTCGGGTGACTACTTCCCGCTGATGCGTTACGGCGACTTCGTTGTGTTCGGTACCAAAGAGCTGGAGAGCAAGTCCTTCACCGACGGCGATCAGGCATGGAAGTACGCCGGCCAGCGTCGTGAGGAAGACCCCACGCTCGACGTGAGTGTCCGGAAGGACGGCAACAAGTGGGTGGTCAAGACGGTCCTCAAGGACTTCCGTACAGGTGAGAGCTTCACTGAGGCCGAGCGTGCCAAGCGGGAGATGCAGGACGACAACCCGGGCATGAAGGTCAGCGCCGTACAGCGCAAGGCCCAGTTCGATGCCGGCTCCACGATCGAGACCAACTCTGCGCTCCAGTCCATTCTCAACACGCTTGGGGAGAACAAGGCAGCACAGCAGGCGATCAAGGAGTTCTACCTGAAGACGCTGAGCGACCAGTCGTTCCGCAAGCACGAGATCAAGCGTAAGCAGCGTCGTGGTGTGGACTTCAACCTTCAGCATCGAAACTTCGCCAACTACGCCAAGTCCTCCTCGTACTACATCGCCCAGCTTCGCTACGGCTGGCGCATGGCCGACGCCCTCGGCGACATGAACACGTTCATCACCAAGCAGGAAGAGGGTGAGGGTGAGCTCGGCAAGGTGGCACGGCTAGGGGATGTCCACCGTGAGCTGGTGAAGCGCGACAACATGCAGGTCCAGCCGCCAGAGCTGATGAACATAGTCCGCGGTGGCACGGAGCTGGGTCAGTTTATGATGCTGACCTCGCCGTCGTACTGGATGATTAACGCCACGCAGCCATGGCTCGTGACCTTGCCGTGGATGGCGGCTCGCTATGGGTGGAAAGCATCGGGCGCCTCGCTTACTCGAGCACAGAAGCTCATCAAGCCAGAGCTCCTCAACCGCGCTGTGAAGTCCAAAGCCGGGCTCTCCGCCTTCATGTCCAAGGTGCAGGCAGAGGAAGCGTTCAACGTGCTTGACGAGGTGCTCGCAGGCATCGACCAGCGTGACCCGCAGAACGCCAAGGAGTATCGGGTCATGCTTGAGGAGCTGCGCCGCCACAGCGTCATCGACCTGTCGTGGATCGCAGAGCTACGTGACATGGCCGAGGCCCGGAAGAACAACTTCAAGCAGCGCACACTCGACGCCTCGCGGATCATGGCCCACCTTACTGAGGTGAACAACCGCATCCTCGTATCCATCGCTGCATATGACATGAAACGGCAGGAAGCGCTCGCTGCCGGCGCCGGCGTTGAGTCTGCCATCGATCAGGCCACCGAGTATGCGAAGCAGGCTGTGTCCACCACACAGTTCAACTACTCGTCGGCGAACAAGCCGCGGTGGTTCCAGCCGGACGGGCCGATGGGTCCGCTCTCTCCGCTGGTCTTCCAGTTCATGCAGTGGCCGCAGCACATGTACTTTATGATGATCTCCAATTCAGCCAAGGCGCTGAATGGGGACCGCGAAGCCATGAAGGTCCTGATGAATGTGTCAGCGACCCACCTCGCCGTAGGTGGCGTACTGGGCTGGGCACTCCAGCCGATCAAGGTTGCCATCGGTCTCCTCCTTGCCGGGCTCGATCCCGAGGACGAGGAGTGGACCTTGGCCAACGCTCTGTCAGGTGAGACCTTCGACCGCATCACTGAGCGGGGTATGGCAGAGGCATTCGGAACAGATTTGGGCGGCGTGATTTCCCGGGGTATACCCTCGGCACTGGGTACTGACCTGTCAGACCGGATGTCGCTGGGCACCCTGTACTTCCTCGACTTCCGTAGCGGCAACCCCGAGTCCGTGCTCGGCAGTCTGCTGCTCGGCTTCGGTGGCCCGATGGTCAGCATCGGCACGAACTTCTACAAGGGTGTGCAGGACTTCGGTAAGGGCGACCCGCTCCGCGGCCTCGAGCGCATGATGCCGAAGATGGCCAAGGACCTCTTCAAGGCTGGGAGGTACATGAACGAGGGGCTCGTGAACAATGCGGGCGACACCATGATCCCAGCCAGTGAGTTCGGCCCCTACGAGCTGTTCCTCCAGTCGCTCGGGTTCAACCTCGACGAGGTGAGCCGGGCCTACCGCAAGCAGGGCGTCATGGAAGGGGCCAAGGGCTCGGTGGACAACAAGAAGCGAGAGCTGCTCAGGAAGTTCCGAGAGCTGCCGCCGAACAAGCGGGGGAGCTTCTGGCCCGAGATCATGGAGTTCAACCGCGAGAACCCGCAGGCATACATATCTTATGAGACCCTGCTCCGGAGCATGGAGGGACAGCGTGAACGTGAGTCCCAGTTCCGCCGGTACGGGGCGAGCATGAGCGATGAGGAAGCACTGGTCTATGGCGAAAAAGCAGACTACATCCCGTAAGCACTCGTCTGGCTCCTACGACTGTGCCAAGTGTGGTGCGAAAGGGGTGATGAGGAAAGACAGCAGAACCCCTTCCGGCAAGCAGAGATGGGCGCACAGAATTTATGAGCGTGACAGTGGCCGAGGTGCCCGTGCCATCTACTGCTATACCACGGTGAACCCCGAGGCTCCTTACAGACGGAAGGAAGGGAGCAACCATCACAAGGTCCAGAAGGGCAAGACGGCCAAAGGCAGTACGCAGTTCAAGCGCAGGCTCTCAGGCATCGAGCGATTCGTCATCACCGCTGCCCAGAATGCCACCCCTACCCATAGCGGCTTTGTCACAGCTCTGAAGGCGTACTGCAAAGAGAACGATGCAGAGCTCGTAGTTATACCCATACGCTACAAGAACCCAACCTCCAAGTGGACCGCTTCGCAAGAGAACGCAGAAGAGTGGTACCCGGAGGTCCAGCCCTATCTTTACAACCAACGTAAGAAGCTCTGCGACAACCTGATTCTGCTTGGCGACATCAAGGTCCAGCCCACTGCCACCTACCCGCTCTCGGGCTTCGAGACCATTACGAAAGGAGAGTCTGGCATCCTTGGACATACGAAGGTGCAACTTCAGACTGTGGCAACACCGCAACACCACTTACCGAAGATTATGACGACCACCGGTGCGTGCACCGTGCCCAACTATACCGACTCGAAAGCCGGCAAGAAGGGCGAGTTCCACCATGTCTTTGGTGCGTGTGTTGTAGAGGTGAAGGGGAAGGTCTTCCACCTCCGCCAGCTCATCGGATGCAACGACGGCTCGTTCATCGACCTTGGTAAAGAATACTTTCCTGACGGCACCGTTAGTAAAGCGGGACGTGCCAAGGCTTTAATTATGGGTGACACCCACGTGCGCTTCATCGACCCACAGGTCCACAGAGCGACGTTCGGCAAGAAGGGTATCGTGCCTACCCTCGACCCGGAACACCTCGTCTGGCACGATCTGCTGGACGCCTACGCACGGAACCCGCACCACCGAGACAACCCCTTCATCGAGATAGCCAAGCGCAACGCCAAGTATCACCTCATGGTAGAGGAAGTGCGGGAGACCATCGACTACCTACGCACCCAGTCGAAAGGCCGCAAGGCGTTCGTTGTGCCGTCTAACCATGACGACATGTTCTTCCGGTGGATCAAGGACACTGATTGGCGGCGGGACCCAGACAACGCAGAGTTCTATCTCGAGACTGCGCTACATATGGTGAGAAGTACCCGCATGGAAACCCATGGCAGTGCATGGGATGACCCATTCATCTACCACGTGTTGCAAAGTCTTGAGGATGACGACGATATTTCCTGCCTCGACCCGGACCAGTCCTGTATGATTGCCGGTATCGAGTGCGGCTTCCATGGAGACAAGGGCCCGAACGGAGCCCGGGGCACGGTGAGGAACCTGTCCAAGGTCGGCTCGAAGCTCGTGTCAGGGCATGGTCACTCCCCTGCCATAGAACTGGGGCACTATCGCACAGGCACGAGCACGTTCTTGAAGCTCGAGTATACGTCTGGGCCCTCAAGCTGGCTGAACACTCACTGCGTGATCTACGCGAACGGCAAGAGGAGCCTCATCAACATCATCGACGGAGCGTGGCGGTTATGGAGGTAGTAGAGGTTCGGTGGATCGACGCCGACATCGACACCGACGACTTCAAGGCAGATGACGCGGCCAATGCCGAGCCGGTGGACAGATGGACGGTGGGGTATTACGTCGGCGAGACGGACGAGGTACTCATTCTGGCTACTGACTACTACGTCCGCCCCGCCGAACACTTCGCAGCCCGGATGAGAATCCCATGGGGCTGCATCAAGGAGTACTGGACCCACGACTAGGCGGGTGCTTCTTCCTCCATGATCTTCCACTGGAGCTGCCAGTAGGTCTCCTCGTCCAGCAGTCCAGTGTCGTTGACGCGACCCACGGCCACGGACAGTGCTACTTCATCCATCACGGTCTCCTTACGTATACCGGATTTCCCGGCTTCCACATCGCCGGCAACAAGCGCCGGTCCTCGGGTCCGACGTAACGTCATAGCTGTCACAGTCGGCACAAACTAGATCGGGCGGTTCTTTGCGTCCCGTTTGTAGCTGCGGTTCTTCTTTCGGGACACGACTTCCAAATTCGACGGTGAATTGGTCCCCCCGTTTGACAAGGCCCTCTTGTGGTTCACTTCCTTGCCGTCCCCCTTCTTCACTCGGCCCGCCTTCTCCATGTCCCGGCGTGCCTTGTTCCGCGCCGCCCTCTGCTTCTTCGCCTTCGGGCTCGCGTGATACTTCTGATAGTACTCGTCGCTTTGCTCTCTCGTGCCCA